GAGATTCCATCAACCCACGCAGAACCGGAAGCGTTTGGACGGCCTGATCCACTTGGCCGCCGGCGAGCGCGCTGAACGCCATCAGCTGGGCCTCGCTCCAGCCGCCCGCGGCGCCTCCGGGCAGTGAGCTGGCCGGCCCGCGCATCACCGTCGAGTCGTTGCCGTTGTTGGGGTCGTCGTCGGCGCCGGCCGATGCGCCTTCAGGCGCGGGCGGTGCGGGCGCTGCAGGCGCTTCTTCGCCGGGAGGCAGCGGCTCCTCGCCCAGGGGTGGCCCTTCCTCGAAGCCCATCGACTCGGGCGGCAACGCGGGCATGATGGCGCCGCCGCCACCGCCACCGCCACCTCCGCCCGGACCGCCTTCAGGAGGCGGCGCCAGCATCTGCTGGAGCGCTGGGTTCTGCGCGATGATCTCCTGTTGCAGCACGGCCTCGTTGGCCATCTGCTTCAGCTCCTTTTCGTAGGAGCGGTTCACGTAGCTCATCAGCGTCTGCTGACTGAACTTGCAGCCCATGCGCTGCAGCGCTTCGAGCGCGTTGATCTGCGCCTGCTCCACGCTCGGGTCGAGCTTGCGCTCCCATTCGAGCGTCGGCACGATGTAGCGGTTGAGGTCCGCCAGCTCATGCATGCTGCGCTTGGTGCGCACGCGATGGGCCAGCTCAGCCTGCGTGGGCTTGATCCACATGTTCATCTCGGACATGCGCCGATAGAACTTGGGGATGATCCACTCAGACTCGATCCACTCGCGCGAAGCCTTGAGCTTCTGCAAGAAGATGGTGAGGCCCGTGACGGCTGCGGCGTACGCAGTCTCGCTGTTGAGAATGGACTTGTTGATGCCGAGCGCCGACAGCTTCAGACGCTGCAACATGTCGGCGTACTGGTTGACCTTGATGCTGCGCTCTTGGATGCCGACCAGCTCGAACTGCACGGCGTACGACCAGGTCAGCCAACCGCCCGGGTCCGCCTCCTGCTGCGTGATCATGCGCTGGAACTTCTCGGCTTGCTCGGGGCCTGGGATCCAGCCGGTGTTCGGATCGCCCAGCTTCACGCATTTCAGGGGCGAGGCTTGCCGGCGAGAGATCTGGATGTCCGCGCTGTACACTGCGTCTTCCAGCATCAGCGCACGCCACGCGCGCGTGTACGCGCTGGTGCCGCGGATGTCGTACGGGTGCTGCTTGCGCGCGATGAACGAGAAGTTGATGGGGCTCAGCTCGTACGGACGGCCGGACATGATCATATCCAGCACTTCGTCCGGCATCGCATCGCGCAACGCTTGGGCCTGCTCGTAGTCCGAGGTGAGCACTGCGCGCAGCCGATGGTCTGGCTGGTAGCGCACGATGGGGTCGTGGCGCACGAGCGGGAAGCCGGTGACTTCGAGCTGGTCCGGGTTGAGAAAGCCGATGTGCGTCCAGATGCCTTCGTCGTTGTCCCAGATGCAGTTGGGCCCCGCTTCGCCCAGCACCAGCAGCTCACGCTGCATCGCCGGGAGCACCGAAGACATGCGACACTCTTCCGTGGAGAGCACCATGCGCTCTTTGATTTCGCCGTCGACGCCTTCGCCTGTCAGCTCGTACCGGCCGAACGGCAACTCGGCCAGGATGTCCGTGCCCGGACCCAAGTCCGGGTCGAGCTTGTGGTAGAGGCGCCAGTAGTTGTTGGCGAGCACGCGATGCACCGGGAATGACAGACGGTCGGGTGACGCAAATTCGGGCAGGAAGGGTGCCGGCACGCTGAACATGGAGCCGTCGCCCAGACCCATGCCGCCCAGGCCCATCGGATTGGCCCACTTGTGGAAGCGCTGATCTTGCATCCCAGCTGACTTGCGCTGCACCCGGTCCCAGTCGGCACCGGCGCCCAGCGCGAAGCTCGCGCCCTTCGGCAAGAGCGGACCCCAGCGCTCTTCGAGCGACTCCATGCCGCCGTGTTTGGGCATGAACTCATCGAGCCGCTTGCGGATGGGCTCGTACATCGCTTCGATCTGCTTGGGCGACATGTAGTGGGTGTCGCGGTACGCATGCATCTGCGACGCGCGCGCAGCCTGCTCACGTGCATTACCCCAAGCATCGAAGGTCTGGATCTCGTCACTCATGCATGCCTCAGTTGATGATCACGTCGGTGTCTTCGAACTTGTTCTCGTCTTGGTTGCGTCCGTACTCTTCGAGCCACACCATCTCTTCCTCCCAGGGCGGCTGCTCGGGAGTCTCGCGCTCCTGGGTCTGCTCCTTCAAAGAGTTGGGGAAGGTCTGGGCTCGGTGCCAGTCTCGTAGGAACATGGCCTCCATTACCAGCTCGGGCGTCTCGGTCGGTTGCATCATCGGCTCGGCCTCGGGGAAGTAGAGGTCCTGCGGACCGTTCGTCGAGCCTTCGCCCGGCGAGCCCTGGTTGTACGGGTCGTGCTCCTTGAGCCCCTGGTCGTTGCGGTCGCGCTCCTTCTCGTCCGTGTAGACAAGGTCGTAGCGACGCTGGGCCAGCCGCGCCACGAACGCTTCGGCTCGCCGGGTCCATGCGTCACCAGCCACGACTACCTCCACGCGTGCCACGGCCGGCGCCGCCGAAGCTTGCGATGCTGTTGAAGCTGCCGCCCGTGTTGCTGCCGCCTGGCGTCGCGTTCATCGGCGCGCCATTGCTGCCGGCGATGAACGGGTCGAGCTTGGGGCCGTACTCGTAGGCCAGCTTGCGTGCGTCCTCGCGCAAGTGAGAGCCCTGGCGCTTGGTGTAGCCTTGGGACTGCACGAGCTTGTTGGCGTGCACCACGACGCGCGCCAGGTCGTCCGAGTTGAAGCCGCGACGCCGGCCCTTCTGCGGGTTGTACACGGAGAGCGTGTCCGGGTCGCACTGCAGGCTGGTCAGCTCTTTGATCACTACGCTCTCAGGCGCGAGCTGGTCTTCTTCCTTCAGCCAATCGAGTATCGTATCGGACGGCCCCACGTCGCCGACAGCAGGCGGCAGCAGTCGAATGACGCCGGAAACGCTGTCGTTGGCGAACATGCGGAAGTCTTCGCTGACGAGCGAACGCTGCGACGCGTTCACGCCGTGCTTGTTGCACAGCTGCTGGATCAGGTGCCGGCTGTTCCACTGGTCGAACTCGACGGCGGCGATGTGCATGCGCCGCGTGGCGGCTTCGACGATGTCGAGCACGCAGTCGAAGTAGACCTCCGAGCCCTTGGGCGGCACGATGCGGAAGACCCAGTCGTAGACCGTGGCTACGCGGCCTTCGCCGATGGGCTCTCCGTGCGCACACACGCCAGCGAACGCGTCGAAGTTGAGGCCGGCGTCGAACACCAGATAGTGCATGTGCTCGGCCATCAACTCGCCGTTGACCATGTCTGCGCGGATGTACTCGTGGCCTTGGGGCCCGCGGAACCGGGAGGTGACAAACTGGGCGCGCGGCCGCAAGTCGCGGGCGATGGCCAACGCCCGGAATCGTGGCTCGTTGGCGATGAGTGGGTGCATGGCGCCGGGCGGCTCAGCCCCGAAGTCGCGCATCACCATCACCGGGTTCTTGATCATGTCGTCCGTGAACATCCAGAACGGCAGACGCGGGTTGAACTCCCACGTGGCGTACTTGAACGTGACCATGCGCCGGATGTTGCCGGCCTTGGCACGCTTCCACATGTTCCAGGCCAAGTCGTTGCGCGATGTGGTCGACGTGATGCTGAGCATCGCACCCACCCACGGTGCGCAGCCGCCGAGCAGTGCGCTCGAACGCACGCTCTGCAAGGAGTTCTCGTGCACCGAGTAAATCTCCTGCGCGCCCACCGAAGAGTCCGTGGCGTTCATGCGTGCCATCTCGTCGAGCACGGAGAACACGCGTGTGCGGCCGGCCATCGTCCCGCTGTTCGAGTGCAGCGAGTTGATGATCATGTTGATCTTGGGGTGCTTGTTCCGGATGAAGGTGTGTGTCTCTTCGTAGTCCCAAGGCTGCATCGCCGAGCGTTGCTGCTGCTTGGCTTCTTCCTTCACCCAGTCCGTGTACCGCTTGAACCACGGCGACAGCGAACGCAGGTTGCGGAACGACGCCCACACCGTGTCCTTCGACTGCACCTCGGAGGCGGCCAGGAAGCTGCCCTCGAAGTGGGCTGCCTGGAACATGTCGAAGTAACCCGCCAGACCTTGCGGGTGCGTGTGCCCCTCGCAGAGCAGCTTGTGCTCCATGAAAGTCGCGATGTACGCGCAGGTGACGCTCTTGCCTGAGCGCTGACCTGCCAAGCCGTGCAGCTGGTTGTAGCCATTCAGCAGGCCGTCTTCCATCAGCTCGGAGCGCATGCATCCGCATCTTGGGCACACGTCATCCTTCTGCACGTCGTTCCAAATAAGCAGCACTTCAGAGGCGAGGGCATCACGCGACTTGCCCCAGCAGTCTGCGGTGGCCTCCATGTCGTTGCACAACGGGCAACGCAGCTCGAAGAAGTCGCGGATGACTTGGTACGAGCGCGGGAACTGGTAGAGGACGGCCTGGTTCAGGTAGTCGCGCCGGACTGACCATTCGATGGCGTTGGGCGCGGGGACCAGGATCGCTTTGGCTTCATCGGACAGAGGCGTGCCACCCGTGGCCTTCGCAGCTGCGAAGACCTCCGCGATGTCCGCCTTCATGTCGATGGTGAAGCCCAAGGTTCACCGAACCTTTTGGATGTCGGACGCGAGCACGTGCACCGTGCGGAACGGGAACTCGACCAAGAACGAGTTGCCTGTGCCATCGAAGTCGCGCAGCACTTGGCCCTCGGTACCTTTGGCGATCATGGACAGCACGATGCCCGTGCCTTTGACTGGAATGTCGTCGAGCGCCTTCACGATGCAGCCCATGCGAATGGGCGAGAGCGCACGCTCCGCCGGGTCGAGGTTGCTCATGTCGGGCTCGTCCTCGCGGGTCTGAAGCCCCACGTCGATAGCCTGGAACACGGCCTCGCGCTTCGGCAGCTCGCTCTGCACGCGGCCTTCGCCGTAGCTGCACGACAGCTCGCGCGAAGAGATCTCGGCAGCCGCCATCAGCTTGTACATGCCGGGATGCACAATGGGCTCGGCGCCCATGTCACGCTGCCGGTCGTCGGGCGGCGGCGAGAACATGTCATGCCGCATGTCGCGCTTCTTGTAGAAGGTCGCGCTGTTGTTGAAATCGTCGAAGGTCTGCTGCGCGATGATGTGCGGCACGCCGTCGATGCGCAGAACCACGGGCTCCTGGGCGCGGCCCTGGCGGATCTCGACGGGCGTGTCGAAGTGGACAGCGTGCGCGTTCGGCAGCACGATGCGGCCCTGCACGGTGACGCGGCCCTCCGCCGTGCCGTGCGCGCCGGCGCCGTCGTAGCGCACCACCTCAGCACCTTGCAGTTCGAGCCGACCGTGGAGCCGGTATGAATCGAGCGCGCGGTGCACGACACGCAGCGCAACGTGGCTGGGGTGCTGTGCGCCGACCCATTCCGAGTTGGTCGGCTCCTCAGACATGTTCCAGCGCAGCTGGCCCGCCGTCTTCTGGGCGTAGTGCTCGCGGAGACTCTGCTGCATCGCCGAGTGGTCTTGGTCGGTCTCCAGCGCATCGAACGCAGCGCGGAACTTCTCTTCGAGCTTCATGACTTGTTTCCCTTCCAGACGGACAGTCCTTGCGCGCCGACGCGCGCGAGATCGATGCGGTTGGCCAAGATGAGCGCGTCGCCCAGCAGCTCCAGGAACGTGGGCGACACTACGAGCGCACGGATGGCGGCTTGCTCTTCCTCGGATTGGATGGCCGGCGCGACGAACTGGTAGATGGCGCTCGGCGTGATTTGCGCCTGCGTCGTGGCCCCGCCGTTCAAACGGTCCGGCGTCCACTGGATCGGGATGCCGCGGGCGACGGACGTGGCCACTGAGATCTGGTCGCTCGGCCCGAGCGCGAGCGACTGGCCCTGCCGCAATGCCGGCGCTTCGGGGTCGACGTCCACGATGTCCGACGGCGTCTTCGGGTCGTTGCCCCATTGGGAGCGGTAGTTGGGCATCGGGCCGTCCGTCGCGTTCGGGTCGCCATCCGGCGGCGGGCTGCGGTCGATGAAGCGCGCCAGCTCAGCAGGCTCCAGGGCCGCGTCTGCCGCATCGCCGATCTCGATGTCGAGCAGGCCGCCCGCCGACACTTCGAGCACGCCGGCGACGCGCGGGTGCGACCAATGCGTGTCGAACCCTGGCGCTGCGTTGCGTACGATTTTGACGATGCGACGGTCCGGGCCGATGAACGCCAGGTCGATAGGGAAGGCGACACGGCCCATGTGAAAGGTCGCGGGCCGAGGCGCTTCGAACGGAAAGAGCATGCCCTCGCCGTCGCGCAACGCTTGCAAGCGCTGCAGACCTACGGACTGTTCTTGGGGCGTCCGTGCAACCGCACAGACGTACCGATGCCGGGCAAGCCGGGTCCAACCGCGGAGCACACCCGATCAGAGAGCGTCAGCGCGTGGGCTGGATGGCGCCGTTCTTGTAGGTAAAAGGACCTTTGCCTCCGGGCACATAGTGGCTCTGGATGAACTGGAGGGCCGAGCGCAGCGCCTCCTGAGCCTTCTGGTGCTGGGCGATCAGCTCCTGCTCGCGGGCCGCGTACTCGACGCGCAGAAGCCCGAGCTTCGTCAGCACGTTGAACACGTCGTCTTGCAGCTGTTCGACCAGCTGTTGGTCCGGCTTCTCCAGTTGTATGAGGGCGTCGGGCGTAGCGTCGGTCATGTGACCGAAATCTTAGCACCCTTCAACGTCGAAGTCAGCGCCGAGTTGGCCGCCTCCTGGAACATGGGCTCCAGGCCGTCCTCGATCAAGTCGTCCAGCTCGGGCACGACGCTGCGCCCGTCGATGGCCGTCTGGCGGATCTCGCGCAGCCTGGGAATGAGCGGGTTGAGCACTTGCCGGGCGAGTTGCTTCGAGTTCTGCTTGAGCAGGTCCCGGACCATCGCGTCCTGCGCGCGCATCGA